TTACGGCCAAACGCATCAATCATGTAGTTGTAATGGAATGTGATAAACAAGGTATCGTTGTTTAGAAACAAGCCAAATTGTGTAAGATCAAAGTCAATGTCTTGCTGTCGATAAACACCGCGCATGATGTACACATCAGGATCATAAGCTCTATCTCTGTTTTCTAACAATAATAAATCTTCAATGAATAACGGATTTACACTATCGTACACCGGTAGTGTAGCGTCGTTGTTTCCGGGGTTAGCACTCTCGTCCAAGATTGGACCCATGTATTTGTGGATGTAAACATCTACTCCACCTACTGTGTACATCTCTTTGATGGTGCGATCAAAGAATTGATAGTCATTGGTTCGATTAGGGCGATAAAGGCTCAGGCGTGGCATAGTCAAGTATTTACCGCAAAGTTTAATCAAAAATTCAAAACAGGATAAACTACTATATGGAATCAATACAAGAACGCTTAAAACAAGCAGAACGACAGATAGCCGGTGTACGGAGCCGTGTGGCCAGAAGAGATTTAGTCAAGATGCTCAAACCCATAACCACGGTGCTGAACAAACTCAGTCAGGAAAGTGTAGAGTGTCGCAGACTACATAGAGCCACTGCCCGCTACCAAACCCTGGAACAAGAAGCCGAAGACTTGGTAAAAAACCTGGAAAAATACTTGGTATTTGCCTGTTTGCTTGGCGGTTGACTAAAAATGGGTCCAGTGTTATAATTAACAATCATGATATCAAGGACACCTAATGGTAAAAACTAAAAAACCCACCGCAGAAATCAAACTACTAAATCCCAAAAGCGCCGATGTAAAATACACCGGCTCGGAACCTGCCTGGAAGTTGGTGTTGACTGATGGAGATAGGACCAGTGCCATGCTCAAGGCCTTTGCCTGGTACAACTATCACTATGGCAAAAAGGATGCCAAGGACATGATCGCCCATTGGCTTGAACACAACGACAGACCCAAGGACGCCAAACTAATAAGAGGCATTCCTGACAGCCAGATCCGTAGCACCACAGCCTGGGTATGTAGAATGAACTTGATTGGCCTGGCCCTAAGCGAACATGAACTAAGCGTGATTGACGGACAGATTAGTGACATGATGCGGATCAAACAAGAAGTGGTCAAGGTTGTAACCGAAGAAGAAACAGTACAAGCCCGATTAACCATTCAAGATCATTTGCGTGAACGCATGAGCGAGTGTGCTGGTGAACTGGAAGGCATGTTCGATGATTTCCTACAGCAAGGAGCAAAACTGACAGCCGAGTTTAAACCCATGTCACATATCCGTGGTCGTAATGTGGCACCACAAATGATTGGCACTATCAGTGCCATCTGGAAAGATCGACTGGCCGAGTTTGAAGAAACTGTGGAAGGACGTGACGCAGATCTAGTGGAAGCATACAGTCATCTTTCCAAGATACAGTTGCGTAATTGCGTAAAATTCTGCGAACTGGTGATCAATGACTGTGCCAGTTATGTACAGATCAAGAAAGTAGAACGCAAACCGCGTGCCAAGAAAGCCATAAGCCCCGAAAAGTTATCCAGCAAGTTTAAGTATCTCAAGGACTTTGTAGAACTTAAACTGGTATCAGAAGCACCAGCCAGCCTGGTCAATGCTAGTGAAGCATGGTTATACGATACTAAAAAACGCAAGTTGATCCACGTCGTGGCTGACAGCCATGTGGGGTCATTCACCATAAAAGGAACCAGCATAGTGGCTTTTGATGCTGTTAATAGTTCGCAGAAAACTCTACGCAAGCCAGCTGAACAGATCAAATCTATTGTTTCAGTTGGAAAACCCGCGGCACGCAAAGTGTACAAAGATATAAAAAGTACAGAGGTTAAGTTTAACGGTCGTGGCAACGAGAACTTGATCATACTCAAGTCCTGGTAGTATTCTTGATAAATACTCATACTGGAGCAATCTTATGAGTATTCAATCTGAATCAAGTTTAGAAACACTAAAACAAAACCTATTCCAATATGTGCGTTATCAGCTGGGCGACGGCATCATTGATCTAGAACTTGACGCTGAGCACTACGAAGCAGCCTATAGAAGCACAGTGGGCACCTATCGTCAGCGGGCACAAAACGCCTACGAAGAAAGCTACACATTCATGGAACTGGTGACCAACGTCAACATCTATGAATTACCACAGGAAGTTTATAGTGTGCGCCAGATATTCCGTAGAACTTTTGGTGACAGTACTGGGCCATTTGCGTCAAACTTTGATCCATTCAGTCAAGCAAGTTTGAATGTATACCTGATGAATTTTAACGTAGCAGGTGGTCTTGCTACCTTTGACTTTTATAGTCAGTATGTGGAACTAGCCGGACGTATGTTTGGTGCCTACATGAACTACACATTCAACCCTGTGACTAAAAAACTACAGTTGGTCCGTGACCCTAAGGGAACTGGGGAAGCTGTATTGCTCTGGACCTACAACTACAAACCTGAATTCAACATGCTGAGTGATCCCTTAATCAGTCAATGGATGCGTAACTACATGACTGGAAACTGCAAACTCATAATCGGTGAGGCACGTGAAAAGTTTGGTACCATAGCAGGACCACAAGGTGGCGGAACCCTGAACGGTACAGCTATGAAAGCTGAAGGCCTAGCCATTATGGAAAAAAGCATCGAAGAACTCAAGAACTACGTTGACGGCAGTCAACCCCTAAGCTGGGTTATTGGATAACGGAAAGGTATCAAACAATGAGTCATTTTGCCAAGGTAGAAAACGGAACAATCGCGTTTTAATATCCGCTACAGGGCATCGGATAAGTATTTTACTTCAAAGGATTTTAACATGCTTTTTGATGCAGATTCGCATTTTGCCCCCACAGAAATTTATAAAAAATTTGATCTAGAATTAGTAGAAAGAGTTTTTTCACACTGTCATCCGATGGATTTAGATCCAGCTTGGGCAGAACAATATAACAAAATAAAAAAACAAGACTGGCCGGTATGTGACACACTTGTTGATTTTTATAAACTGCCAGGCAACATCAAACAGTTTATCAAAGACACTCACGAGATCACTGGATTGCATATCAGCTCCAATTTAAGTGAAATATATTATGATCCTCCTGAAAATAACTTTCCTACTATCGAAGGCAATCAAAAAAGTGCCAAATTACTGTTAGGGGTTGATAGACAAGTTTTAAATCCTAACACTCAAGGTATGTTTAATCCATTGAATTATCATTTGGATTCCAGCATAGTACGAGAATATACCAAGAACTGGAATGATGGCACCCTTGAACTTTGCGAAGAAAAAGGAAATTTTGACACTACTTTTTTCTTATCATTACAGGACATAGAAGGTAGTCAACAAGAATTTGAACGTTGCCGTGCCCGCGGATATTTTGCTGTGCGTTTGATAGATCATTTCCCTTGGGGGTTTATGGATCAGTTTGAATGGTTGTGGAAGGCCTGCGCCCAGGACAGGATTCCAGTTTACTTGCACCTAGGCGGACATTTTGAACCAGCCCCGTTGTCCTGGAAATGGAATTACTGGAACCCACGCTATCAGACCATGTTGAAACAGTGGAGATTACCAAGATTCGCTGACAAAGGTGAAAGTTGGATCACTGGCGTAGCTAGTTTTGTTACCGAAGGTGTACTAGATCGACATCCAGATTTGCGAATCATTAGTTGCGAGCACGGGCTTGGATGGATACCAAAAATGAGAAAATTCATGAGAGAACAAGGCTGGCCCGATCCGTTGCCGTATTTTAAAAAGAATTTTTGGTTTACCACCGAAGTTGAAGAAGAAAATTTTGTTTTGTTGGGTCGGAGTCTAGGTTGGGATAGATTGCTTTATTCTAGCGATTATCCACACAACGATGACGGCGGCAACAACAGGTACAAAGACGGACAAGATCTAAAATCTTTAATCGAAAACAAACATATAACGCAACAAGGGTTTGATCAGTTCACACACCAAAATTATTTAAAACTTAAAGAACGGTCAGACTAACAGTAGACTTTGTTCTAAACTCATGTTATAATCATAGCATGGATCTAATGATTGACCTTGAAGGTTTGGGCACAGGCCCTGATACCACTATACTAACCATTGCGGCCCAGAGTTTTGATCCATTTGGCTCCGGCTACTGTGAACCAAAATATTACGCCAGGATTAGTCTGGAAAGTCAACCCGATCGTAGCATACAACAAAGCACTATAGACTGGTGGGCAACTCAACCAGCCGCGGCCAAAGACGAAGCCTTTGCCGAACAAGATCGAATACCTTTAGATCAAGCTCTAGATAGCCTGGGCAAGTTGATCTGGCACAGTAAACGAATCTGGGCACAAGGTCCCACATACGACATGAACATCCTGGAACATGCCTACAAGAGCTATGGCAAACCCATACCTTGGCAGTTTTATGCTGTGCGTGACAGCCGTACTGTGTTCAGCCTATGGCCAGGACTACCCAAACCTGCTACCAGTCACCATGCACTAGAAGACTGCCGCAGGCAAATAGCATTATTACAAACAACTTTACAACACTTCAACATAAGGGAAATGTCATGATTCTTGGCATCTGTGGCTTGATCGGCGCTGGCAAAGACACTATAGCAGATTATCTGGTAAACATACACGAATTTAAACGTGAAAGTTTTGCCAACACACTTAAAGATGCTGTAGCTCATGTGTTTGGCTGGGATCGGGACTTGCTGGAAGGTCGTACCAAACAAAGTCGTGCCTGGCGAGAACAGCGTGATGAATGGTGGAGCGATCGTTTGGGTATGGACGTAACACCCAGGTGGGTGCTACAGTTTTGGGGAACTGAAGTTGCCAGACGTAGTTTCCATGATGATATCTGGATCGCCAGCCTAGAAAACAAATTGCGCAAAATAACCGATGATGTGGTCATAAGCGACTGTAGATTCCCTAACGAAATAGCCAGTATCAAATCAGCTGGTGGACGTGTGGTCCGTGTAGTACGTGGACCCGATCCTGAATGGTATCCTTTAGCTCTAGCTGTCAACGAAGGGCAAAAAAATATCACCTGGAGACGTAGTAAAATTTCCTTGGAAAAGTTCAACATCCATGCCAGCGAAACTGCCTGGATTGGCACTGAGTTTGATGCTGTGATTGAAAACAATTCTAGCTTAGATGCGCTGTATCAGCAGATCACATGTCTGGTTCAAGATCTCCCGGGCGCCACGGCAGGGTAGATTTAGCCACTTCAATCACGCAATTCTGACACACAGTTTTTAAATTACGCACAGCAACATTGTTCATGTCTCCATCGGCATGATACACCAATAACTGTGCGGCATATTTTGCTCGGAATCCACATCTATCACAAGCGGGTTTTTTCTTGTAGCCTGCGGTTTGCCATCTAGCAATGGGCGGCTTGATCCGTTGATTTTTCTTGATGCAGTGTTCGCACCTACTGCGATAGTGCGCTTGTTCATCACGATAGTAATTTACAGCACAAAATCTCTGCTTACACACTGAACATAACGGTCTTTTCATACTGTATTTACGTTAAACCTTTGCAAAGGGCAGGCAACCCACGTTCTTTTTATCATAAGCCATAAATATCTATACTAGAAAAAAGGATTTTGATATGGCTCTAATATCCCCCGGTGTACAAGTTACTATAATTGATCAAAGCAATTATATCCCAGGCGCTACCAATTCGGTACCGTTCGTTTTATTGGCA